AAGACCATAAAAACGTGGTCGTGTCCGAATAAGACAGCACCATAAATTTATGGTTGTGTCTTTGTCTCAAAAAGGACAGACAAGACCATAAAAACGTGGTCGT